TACTTGATGAAGTAACTGAAGAAGAACTCTCTAATCTTGACGATATTCTTCATAACTTAGACCCAAAAGACTTATCATTCAACAACATCTTTGGCGATAGAATGAGAATAGCTCAGCCAATGATAACCAAAGACCAAAATCTTGAAAGCCTAAAGAAACTCCTAACCGATTCAGGATACGAACCAGACTTCCAAACAGGATTGGCAACTTATTATACTATGACTTATGATTTGGGTCAGGGTAGTGCCACTCCCGGCAAACGCGAAACAAAAGTTATAGGTCGCGATCTAAAAGATCATCTCCTAGACAAAAATGGCGAGGCAGCGAGATTATATACAGATACCGATGAAAGCTTTGAGAAAAGAAAAAAGGAGATACGAAAGAAGCAAGTTAAAATAGGCAAGCTTCTTCAAAAAGGCGCTCGCCTTTACGATAATGCTCGTGCAGCATGGACAGCTTCAGATACAATCAATCCCGAAGACTTTGGTATGAGTCCGGAGGGTTGGGCAGATGAGGATATTGGAGAAAAAACTGGCAAGTACAGAGCCGCCGCCGAAGAAATGGCTGCTAAATCTAGAAAGGAACACCAAAAACTATTTAATGTTTTTCAGGCGGATACTTCAAGAGCAGTTTCTGCCCTCAACATATACCAAAGATTAGCCGATTGGTGGAACAAGAAGTCAGCTTTTTATCGCGAGAACCCAGAAGATGCTGGTGAAACAAGCAGTGACTATTCTATCATATATACTCGCCATCCAATTGATGTAATGCGAATGTCTGACTTTGAGAATATTACAAGTTGCCATTCACCACCTTCACGACCAAGTAACTCAGGTAATTCATATTACAAGTGTGCTGTTGCCGAAGCCCATGGCCACGGTCCAGTAGCATATGTGGTTCGCAACGAAGATCTAAACGAGCTAATATCAAAATATGGCTTGGAAGACGCCGACTACCAAGACTTATTGGACGCAATAGAAGAAAACGATGAAGAACTCTTCGCAGACTCAGTACGCGATGTTGGCGATATTACGCCAATCTCTCGTGTGAGAATAAAGAAGTTTGTTAATCCTACTCTTGAGATATCTTTAGGAGTGCCTAGCACAATGGTTTACGGAAAGAAATTTCCAGAACTCTACTCCAACATAAGCGACTTTACAAAAGAGAAACAAGAGAAAGAACTCACAAAGATAAAAGATTCCACCGAATCTGACAACCCATTTGATAATGCCTTTGATAAAGATGGAAGACTTAATCTCGCCAATTGGGAACGCTTTGGCGGTTCTTACCAAGATGCTGGAGATTATCCCGGCGAGGCTATGACCAAATATTTGGGATATAAAACCACAGGCGGCCCTCATTACGATGACACCACAGAAGACAACCTAGGTGTTCTAGGCACACAAGAAGAATGGCAGCAAGAAGTTAATGAAATACGAGAACGCTTTAATCGTGGATACCAAGCAGCCCGTATTGAGAGCGCAACCGTAGAAGATGATGGCGCGGGTGAATATTATATTGACATACTAGCCGTTTTACGAATAGTTTTCCCCGAAGACGAACTAAGTACGTCAGCTTTCCAAGATGCCACCAGAAATGCGATTAATTCCATTCCGGATATGCTAAGCGAATATGGATTTGAGGAATTTGGCGAACACCTACACTATACCACAGTTAACGATCGTTCACAAGCTTGGGATGACATTATACGAAGAATACAGGACGAAGAGAAACAACAAGTAGTAATAGAAATACCAATTGACATCGAAGCAGTTAGCCCCGAACAAGTTGGTTATGCTTACAATCCAGATAGTTTTAGAGAAATAGCAGAAGCAATTGACTCTCTTGATGATAAAGCTGATGCTATTGAAGAAATGGCAAAAAGTCATCTAAAACGCGAAGGTGTGATGAAGGGTAGTGAGCTTATCAAATTTGCGCGCGCAATAGAAGATGAACACTGGTATGAGTGGGACTATGATGTAGATGATGACTGGAATCCTGCAAGTATCGAAGTAGAAACAAAGACTTACGTAAATTTTGAGGATTTAGCGCAAAAGCTACCTATTGCTCTAGAACGCGCAAACTCCGACCAATCAGGCGAAGTATATATTATGTTTGCCGGTGATCCTCTCGCCCTAGCCTCACAAGCTAGCGATGGCGACGGAAACTTTAAATGGTGGGAGGTTCGCTCACCGGAGTTTGAAGCCGATACGCTAGGAGGCTTTAAAGACTTGGATGAAGTCAAAGATTATGTCCGAGATCAACTTACCAAACTAATCTTACGCCCCAAAGGAACTAAAATCCCAAAAGGATTACAATCAAGCCACGACTATCTTGTAGCTGTATCTATGCTAATGCGGGATGCAGTTGGCGGCAAAGAAGGCGAGTTTATGTTTCCTAATCGTGAGATGTGGGTAAGCGGGCCGGATAGTGATGATGAATATAAAATGATGTTTAGAATATTACTGGACGATGATGACAGCGATGAGGTTGTCAAAAGCGCCCACGAGATTATGGCAGAGGTAGATGATGAAGATATGCTAAAAGACATCTTTAGAACAGCATTTGCGAAGGTAGGTAAGATATCGGGCTCAAAAGCAACCGTAACGGAAGTAAGGCAGTACTTTAAAAAATTTGATTTCTTTTAATCTTCTTCTTTGGTTTCTTTAAAAACATATACTGGTAACTTATTGTTAATAATACATTCTTTATCAACAATGACTTTAGAAATCTTTTTATAAGTTGGAGTATCATACATAGGTTCTAGTAGTATTTTTTCTAAAATGCGTCGGAGTCCGCGGGCGCCAGTGTTAGATATAAGTGCCTTTTTAGCAATCTCTGCTAGGGCGCCTTTTTCAATTGACAGTTCAACGCTGTCCATACTTAATAAATTTTTGTATTGACTTATAAGCGAGTCTTTTGGCTCTATTAAAATTCTTATAAGCATTTCTTCGGATAACTGGTGCAGACAAGTAAATATTGGCAAACGGCCGATTAATTCCGGAATTAGTCCAAATTCCGCAAGATCCTGTGAGTTAATATTAGACAACATCTCATTAAATTCGATTTCTTGTTTGTTTTTAGTGCTATTCTTAAAACCCAAGGTTTGTTTTGTATTCAATCTTTCTTTCACAATCTCGTTAAGTCCAACAAAGGCACCTCCGCAGATAAACAAAATATTTGTTGTGTCTAGCGATATCGTTTCTTTGTTTGGCCCTTTGACATTTAGTTTCTTTGGTACATCCACAATGTTTCCCTCAATCATTTTCAATAAGGCTTGTTGAACTCCTTCACCGGAGACATCGCGAGTCATTCCCATGCGGCCCTTTTTCAGAGAAATTTTATCGATTTCATCGATGTATACGATTCCGCGCTGGGCCTTTCGTATCGAACCGCCTGCGTTTTCTAATAATCTAGAAAGAATGTTTTCGACGTCTTCTCCTACGTATCCAGCCTCGGTTAGATTCGTCGCATCTGCTGTTGTAAATGGTACATCTAATATGTTTGACAGGGTTTCCGCTAGCAATGTTTTGCCGGTGCCGGTTGGGCCTGCCAAAAGAATATTACTTTTTTTAATGTTTGTTTTCCCCGGGCTCATATTATTGAGATTCAATATTCGTTTGTAGTGATTATAAACTGCAACAGACAATATTTTCTTTGCTGATTCTTGGCCGATTACTGTTTCATCTAACGTTTTCTTGATTTGCCTAGGCTCTGGTAAATCTTTGAATCTCTCATTTTCTATTTTTTCTTGTATTGTATCGTTTTTGCTTTTTTCGTTTTCTAAAACGTCATAGCATAGATAAACACATTCATTACATATATTACTAGTAATGCTCACGCCGGTGATAATTCGATCTGCTTCTTTTCTGGTTTTTCCGCAAAAGGAGCAATTAAAATTTTTATTTTTTATATTATCACTCATAATACTTTATATCCATCTAAAATAAATAGTTCTAATTAATATAACGATTAATTAAAAAGGATTGCGATGAAGAATATAATTTATCTAGATGAAGTTAGAATAAGAAAATCTATATTAGAGACAGAAGAGGCGATTGAAAGAGTAAAAATGTTAGTATTTGTAGGAATTGAAGTTCCGGAAGATGTTATGCCTAGGTTAGAAAAAATACTTTCTATGCTTGAACAAGACTTAATTGATTTATTTGAAAATGATATAAATTATGATTAGCTTTTAACTAATTATTGTATTGTGAAACAAACTACTATTTTTTTACAAGTACCCGCTAGCGCTAAAAACGTTTTATCAAGCAACAAGACGACTAATTTTCCAATAAGCAATAAAACTATATTTCGTGAACCAGAAGGAAAAAAACATTTGCAAAGAGTGTTGGAAGCCTTAATTCAAGCATATGGAAAACCGGCAGTAATTAAAGCCTTGCAAAAAGTCGATTGATTATTTCCAATATACCTGAATAGCTATTATTACAACTGATAAAACTAAACAAATCAAGGTTTTATTTATCAGAATGCTCTCTCTAAGAAAAAAGTAAGTCAATATCCCAAAAACAACGTTGGAAACTCCAAAACCAATCAGCTTTGACGTCCATAGATAACCAGTATCTGCTACTATGCTTTTAATCGCATACCAAAAGCATATGCCCATGGGCACCGCAAATATCAAATTTGATAATATTGCTTTATCTTCCCACCATTTCCAGACAAATTGAGAATTGAATTGAAACCATGCTAATATATTTCCAACTATAAAAAATAATATTCCTTTATGCATATACTAATTACCTTATATAAAATTATATATTATGGAGTATATATTATGAAAATTACTAAGTCAAGGCTAAAACAGCTTATAAGTGAAGAAATAAAAAATATTTTATACGAGTGACCGGAAAGCGAAGAGGAGTATCCTCTAGAACTAGAAGACGTGCCGGATGCCGATGAATTAAAAGAAGAGTCACAAGACGAAAAAAACATTTAAATAATTTAATATTATAATATATTTTTACGTTCAAGCCGTTTAAATAACATCGGAGGTTAATTATGGCAACAGTTAAAGAACTACAAGCACAATTGAACAAACTAGAGCAGTCGGTCGGTCGTTTGCAAACGTCAAATTCAGATTTGCGCGACGAAATCGCAGTGATTAAAAGCAATTACACGCTTTTAGTCAAAGAAATGACAACGAGGTTGGAACTGATCCACAATAGGTTTCAGGGTACTGGGAATCAACAAGCTTCTGGTGGGGCGTAGTCTTAAATCAAGATTTAAACGCTTAATCAAACAAATAAGGAAATATTTTTTATTATGAATAATCAAAACGCCCAACAACAGATAAATATCGATTTATCTACTGCTAGCAGCATAGAGTGTGATGAATGTCAACACACAGAATTTGTTCCAGCATTCATTATTAAAAAGGTATCCGCTCTAATGTCTCCCACTGGTGCTGAGACTATGGTGCCGGTGCAAGTATTTAAATGTGGAAAGTGTAACCACATTAATGAGCTATTCTTGCAAGGAGTAACTAATTAATGTATGGATTCAAATAATTGGAATAATTGGAAAATCTTTCTTGATGAACTTGCAGATCCGCAGTTTGTCGACACTTCTTCTTTAATATCAAAAAAAACATTAGCTCCAGAACTCTGGGAAAGAGATAGTTTACATCCGGATGTGCTAGCTGCAGCCCTGCGCGTGGCCAGAGACTTTTTTGACAGTTTAAATCTTTTAAACAGTCCCATTATAATCGACATTATACTCACTGGCTCGCTAGCTAGCTATAATTGGTCCGAAATGTCAGATTTCGATCTTCATATCTTAATAGATTTTAATAAATTGGAACAAGAAAATAGAGAATTGCTAGAAGATTATTTTAAAGAAAAAACTAGATCATGGAACTCATTACATGACATATTACTCAAAGGGTATGAAGTAGAACTTTATATCCAAGACAGCAATGAATCGCATATTTCTAACGGTGTTTATTCTTTAATGGAAAATCGTTGGATTAAAAGGCCCGTAAACTATAAACTAGACATTGATTACAAGATAGTTAAAGAAAAGGCCGCGAAACTAATGGAAGAAGTTGACAATGCATATGATCTATACGCAGAAAAAGATTTTGCGGGCGCTAAAGAATTATCTGAGATCATAATGCAAAAAATTAAACGATATCGTAAGGCCGGGCTGGAAACTGGTGGTATATATTCTATAGAAAACTTAGTTTTTAAAACTTTAAGACGTAATGAATATCTTAAAAAACTCTCCAGCATAAAAACGCTAGCATACGATTCTTTAATGTCTTTAAACGAACGCGATAAAAAGTATATTACTTATAAAAACGACTAATTAATCTTATAAGGAGCAAAATATGTCAAGCACAGATTACAAATACGGAACCGGGCTGAGCAACGTCGGTTCTTACCAAGTAAGCGGGAAACCGTTTCTATCCGGGGGGATTGACACATCCGTCATAGATCAAGTTACATTTCCAACTGTTACACAATGGGTGCATATATCATCTAGCGGGCCCGTAAAAGTGGGAATGTCCGCAAATGGTGTTGACCCGGGTACTAACTATTTTACAGTCGACACAGCAGGCGGCCAACAGCTGCCGTTGCTCGAAATTAAGTGTACTGAACTACATTTTGATGGAACAGCAATAATCGATGTCGTCGCTGGACTCACAGGTATCCCCATTGAACGTATCAATAATATTTCGACAGATGGTACGAACTGGTCCGGGTCTGCTGGTATTGGTTGATGAGAATCAGAATTCTTAAAGAAGTAGGCTTAAACAATCCAAATGATTATACAAGAGGTACAACTGACGTACTTGTCACTTTTGTTCATTCGGACGGCACAGAAGAGACTCAATATGATGATGATCGTACATCATTAGCCTCAGAAAGCTGTCAGCCGGAAGGGACACAAAATCATATCAAAGTGAGAATCAAACTATCTGATGTTAATGCAAAAGTACACGATAATGATAACAAAATGGATATGCTAGGGCCCGGAGTTCATCCGGGGAGCACTGGTAGCCCCTGTGGTAATTTGGAAGGAAACTAATGAAAGAAATTGTAGATAGTTTTAAGCATTTTTTAGTTGAAGAAAAAAGCACATATGTCGTTAATATGCTGATTATGGCTCAGCCAAATACTAGATTATACGGTCGAATTTTTGAAGCAATTAGAGGAATAGAAGGTGTCACAGTAATTCGATCGACAGAAGCCATTAAAAGAGACCAACAAAACAACAAAATAATGAATTTATCAGTAAGATTCTATGTTAATCCTGCGAATTCCATTCCTTATGTGGAAAAGCTTAAAAATGCAATTCGCAATCTAAAAGATGATGATGGTGATAGAATTTTATCTGTACAAATTCGTTCCCTTCCTGAAAAGCAAGATGACGTTTTTAAATAAAATAAGTAAATAAAGGTGTTAAAAGAATTTATTCCATAGTTATTATATAGGGAATAAATGTGTTCTACCGTATAAAAAATAACATCTCATTACTATTAATGCTAGTTATAGTTTCTAGTTGCAGTCATAAAAACGACGGAAATAATCAAGACACTCAACAAACCAATACGCCGGATGCGAACATAATTTTAGACGTCGCAGATGACACAAATGAAGAAGATTCCTCTGATAGTGAGAATATAGAAGAAATAGATACTTATTCTATTTGGACGGATCCGTGCATAGAGTGCGCGTGGTATTTCTGCGGTAGCTTGGATGCTGTTTGGCAAAAACAAATTTGTATTAATAATTGTGATGACCCTCCCACTGTAATATACGAAGGCATATGCGAAGAACATCTAGAATGTAATCCGGCGCAATTAGTCTTAGAAGCAAATATTCCTTGCACGACAGAAGACGGATATCCCGGGACAAAAGATAAGCTTTGTAACAAAGGTCAGATACAATATACAAATTGTAAATCTGACTGCTCGGAAGAAGTGTGCGATGATATCGACAACGATTGCGATGGCGACATTGATGAAAACGTAAAAAACGCATGCGGGGACTGTGGGGACGTACCTGAAGAGGTGTGTGATTATATCGACAACGATTGTGATGGAGTTATAGATAACGGCGTCACGAATGCGTGTGGAACTTGCGGGAAGGCGCCGGAAGAGATCTGCAACGGCGTTGATGATGATTGTGATGGAGATATCGACGAAGGACAACTAAATGCATGCGGAAAGTGCGGGCCACTCGATGAAGAAATTTGTGATGGTCTCGATAATGATTGTAACGGGCTTATTGATGAAGATTTAATTGGCGAGTGTACCACAGATTGTGAGACAAACTTGCAGTATTGTGTTGCCGGTCAGTGGATTTGCACTGCGAAACAACCCCAACCTGAAGTTTGCAACGGTCTAGACGATGACTGCGATGGAAAAGCCGATGAAGGTTTAGATTGTCTTTGCACTATTAATGATATTGGTGTTTTAATGCCATGTAAAGAAGCTCCTTTAGTTTGTGGAGAGGGGTATAAAACATGCGAGTGCGTAGACCCAAATGATCCAACTTGTGCTGAATTGCAGTTAAGCGAATGTTTGGCAGTTTGTCATTGGCTCCCGCAAACTATTCCTGCAGGTTCGACTTGCGATAAATATCTTGGAGAAATCAAGCCAGAAGAGTGCAATAATCATGATGATAATTGTAATGATTTGATTGATGAAGGCTTAGTCGCAAATTGTTATAGCGGCCCTCCAGAAACATTATTAATTGGCATATGTTTGCCCGGGGAGATGATGTGCCTAGATGGCTCCTGGGGGAATTATGATGACAATGAAGTTTTCATTAAAAAACTCTGCTTAGGAGAAATAACACCACAACCAGAAGATATATGCAATGGTACAGATACAAACTGTGATGGTAAAATTGACGAAGATAAAGTATTAGAGCCCACAGATATTCTTTTTATTATTGATTTGTCCGGATCCATGGCCGAGGAAATTAATGCAGTCACTACGGCTCTCAATCAATTTGCCACACATTATAGTGATTCTGATGTTGTTAAATGGGGCCTTGTTTTCACTGCATCTTGGTCAGGATCCGGTGAACAAGTCGTATTGGCTACAGATTTAGTAGACTTCGAAACATTTATGACTATTTTCCAAAGTACAGGGTTTACACTTTATGGGGCCGACGAGCAAAATTATGATGCAATATATATGGCAATACATAATTTACTTGGCGCAGTTAGCTTGCCGCATGAATTAGTTGATTTAAGCTGGTTCGGTGGTTGGAGTTCTAGTACGACGGAATCAAGCCCGCCAAAGAATGATTGGAATATAAGCTGGAGAGATGATGCAAAACATGTAATCATATTATTTTCTGATGAAGCTGGTCAGACGTATCTTACCCCCAATATAACCGAAGCTATGCTGGTTAATATGATTAACGCTGCAGATGAATTAGCGGTTTATGCCTTTACTCAAAATTGGCTAATCGACAATGGCACTGCTGATAATTACGTCGCTCTTACAGAAGCCGGAATGAAAGGTAAAGCTTATTATTTGACGATGAGTGCGGTAGAAATGTATAACAATCTTTTGGAAATTCTTGATGAAACCGCTTGCGGTGGAACTAACAATCCTTAATGGGTCTTTTGATTTGCATATTTGGTATTGAAAAAGTCTTGTTTACTCTTTGTACACTATACTTAATTGGTCTATATTACTATATTAAAAAGCATATTGGCCGATTAGACTAATCACATACATTTTTAGTTCTCTCTTAATCATCTAATATTTCTTACTATTCGTAAATTAATTACTATTTATTATAATTAAATCAGGGAGATTAGCATATGCAAGTTAAAAATGAAGTGCTTAAGCGTACTATAGTTCAAGAAACTATCATGACTTTGGTAGACCATGGTCTTATGAAAGAAGCACGGGATATGCATCTCAAGAACAAAGAATATTTAGATGAAGCATGGCTTAGAGACCTTATCGACAAGATCTCCGGGAAGCAACGCGACGATGGCGCCAAAGCGAAATGGCAAGATATTGAGCAAACTTTGGGCGATGATGAAAAAGAAGAAGATAGACTTGAGAAAATGGTTGCTAAGATTTCCAAAGGTCTTGTAGACCGCGGACAATATGGCAAGAAAGAGGCAGCAGAAATAGCGCAGAAATTCCGCGCTAGTGCTCCCGGTCTAGATAGAAATACATATCAAATTATAGGCGATATTCTATATGATATTGGCGATAATCCTTCTGTTGTTAAACAGGTTGTTGGCGCAGCTGCAAAAGAAGGCGATTTGGACACTCACGACTTTCTTGGTCAACCCGGCGCTAGGCCGGAGACCAAAGGTGCAGGAGAAGCAGGCGCCGAGAAGAAAAAACCAGCGACGGTCTCCAATACTGTCAAAGATTTGGCGGGTGTACTAAGAGATCCGGCAGAAAGAGCACTTCTACTAAAAGGATTGTATAGACTAATGATCAATAAATCAGTTTTGGGTGCTATCAAAGCATTGCCCGATGGACAAGGCGATGAAGTGAAAAATCTATTAGTACAAATGATGGAAATGGATCCAAAAGCACTAGCAGATGTACGTGCAAAAGTTGGCGATGAATTTGAAGCCGAAGCCTTGGATACAAAATACCTACACAAAGGATCTGGCCGCGCATCTTCTTATGGAGCACAATTCGCGGCAAGACAGAGCGGCATGCAAAAGCAAACAAGCGCGGAGAAAGCCGCCGGTTTGAAGTTGAAAGAATCTAAAAATTCCAATTTCCGGGCGAAGGCAGAAAGAGCCATTATTCTAGAAATTTTAGGCTTATATATCGAAAGAAAAACAAACAAAATTATCTAATATGGACAATATTAACACCTATGCTAATGATTTAATTGATTTTTTTCATCAAAAGTATAAGTTGCAAAACAAGCCAAATGCAGATTTTGTACAAAATATAGAAAATAGTCAGAATCCTTTAGGAAAAACCGCTTATTATGATCCATCTCAAGAGGCCATTACTATTTTTATTTCCGGAAGGCATATTAAGGACTGTTTGAGATCTCTAGCTCATGAATTAGTCCATCATTGGCAAAACGAGCGCGGAGATTTAGATAATTGTGGACCAACAGTTCCGGGTTATGCTCAAAAAGACGATCATATGCGCGGATTGGAGCGACAAGCCTATGAAATGGGCAATATGTGCTTCAGAGATTGGGAAGATAACATAAAGACAACAAATAAACAGCTTTATGAAACTATTTATAAAGCGAAAGAAATAAAAGGAGATAATATAATGTCTGATAAGCAATGGCGCCAAGGCGAACTTAATACAATGTTAATGGAAAAGTGGGGTTTTACACCAAAAGAAAATTCTTTTCTTACAGAAGGGAAAGGGACTTATGATTTGTCGAATGCTGATTATGCCACCGGGCAATTAGAAGAAGCACCTGAAGAACTAGAAGAAGGTGACGAAGAAGAAGTTCTAGAAGCGCATCCGCAGTCCCCTGCTGCAAGATTAAAGGTTTTAGACGAAAAAGAAGAGAGCGAAGAGACAAAGCTTCGTGAGGCCATCAAAAAAGTCATTGAAGAATTAACAAAAGAGAAATAAAATGAAATTAAATCTCAATGATCTCACAAGAAGGTTTTTATTAGGTGAATCTGTCAATAAACCGTCAGTGCGCGCTTACGTTGAATCTGTTCTTCGTATTATAGAGGAAGTGCGTCCAAAATCCCAACGAGAAAACAGACAATTCAGCGTTGCAAGGCAACATCTCCAGGAAATTAAACGTTTAAATAGAAAACTCGAAGAAAAAATTACACTTCTAGAAGAGCAAGTCAAAATATTAGAAGAAGGAAAGTAAAATGGGCGGCGTAGCAGGACATTTAGCACATTTATACGATAATCGTGATCTAACTTACAACAAAATGGCTGAAATTCTCCAAAAAGCGGCAACTGGCGAGCTTATTGGTACCGAAAAGACCGATGGATACAACATTTATCTCGGCTTTGTTGATGGTAAGGCACGTGCGGCGCGTAATAAGGGTGACATGTCCCGCGGCGGCATGACAATGCAAGATTTAACCAATAGAACATTTCAAGGCGGCGAAAATGCTAAAAAAGCTTATGTTACAGCGTTTAAAGCTTATGAAAAAGCGCTTGATTCCCTCGCGCCGGAAGAAAAAGAGAAAATATTCGGTGTTGGAGGTGAAATCTTTTATAATACCGAAATCCAAGGGCCAGTAGCTCCGAATGTTGTGAATTATGACGAAAACGTCCTTAATATACATAGAATGGGCCATAAACGCTATAATAAAGACACAAATAGACTTGAAGTTGTCGATGCGGACGAAGAATCTGCTTTTTTAGATAGCACAACCGATCGATTCGAACAAGCAACACATGGTGAGTCCTTCAACGTGCGAAGAACTGCCTATTTAAAACTAAATCAAATAACAGACGAAGTTACTCTCAATACAGTACTAAATAAGATCACAGCTACTGGATATGAAGGTGATTTAACAATCGACCAATATTTAGAAAACAATATTCGGCCCATGATCGATAAAAAATTTGCAAATTTAGATGCATTAAAAAGAGAACAATTAGTAGATCGTGTTTTAAAGAGAGATGGATCAGTCTCATTAACTCAGATTTCGAAAGGCTTGCCACAGCAGGAAAGAGCAGAATTATCTCAATATGTAAAAAATTCGAAATTCATAATTAAAAAATTGATTGAGCCAATTGAATCTGCTATTCATGATTTTGCTGTTGAGTTGTTAAGAGGGCTTAAGAGCGCTTATGTGCTAGATAATTCTAAAGAGGTTGGGCGGCTAAAAAAAGAAGTTGAAGACGCAATTAATGCTATTAAATCCTATGAAGGGCCTGAAAAGGAAACAGCACAAGATATTCTGCGGCAACAACTTATAAAACTAAAGCATCATGATAACATCGATACAGTAGTTGAAGGCTTTGCTTTCCAATACGATGGGCAGATGTATAAGTTTACCGGAAATTTCGCTCCAATGAACCAATTATTGGGCTTATTTCGCTATGGTCGAGGTAATATACCAAAAATGGTAAAAGAATCGATTCTAGAGCAAAACGAAGGCGAATATGATGAAGTTTTACCCTTTAATGAGACGAAGATTGGCCTAGTGCCAATGTCCGCCAAGCCCTACCACGCTGGTCATCATATGTTAATCCAATTGGCAGCAATTAGTGAGATTACAGATGAAATTCAAGAACTAGAGTTGCCAGTTAACGACATTGTTGGAGTTTTCATCTCTTTTTCAGGTAGAGGCGTACGCAAAATCAAAGATCCAACAGACTCTAGAACAATAAATCAAGGAGCCAGAAGAATTGAAGACCCGAAGCCTGGAGAAACTCCGATATTTGGATCTGATATGGAACATATTTGGCAAAACATACTTAAACCTAATTTAGAATTATCTGAAAAAGTAAAGTTAATATCTCCAGCGGACGGAGCGCACGAATCTCCGGTTAGAAACATACACGACATCTGCGGAGCATTAAAGGAAGCTTTTGACGCTCAACAAGAAACTTTCGAAGTTCCCCATTTGGGCATCAGCGCGCGAGTTAACCAAACAGTAATTAATATTTATTCTGATAGCGAGGATATAGTGCAAAATTACTCAGATGACATAATGGAAGAATATGGAGAACTTTGGAAATCGGAGTCATTGCCGTCAATACGACCGATCGGAGTTCCAAGAGAGAAAACAGTAGAAATTAGCGGCACAGCAATGAGAGATTTTTTATGCAAGGGAGATATTGAACAATTCTCCGACATGTTGCCTCCTTTGCCGCAAGACAAAAAAGAAGAACTTGCAAATATTCTTATAAAAAGTATTGAATGTGGAATACCTCTTAAAAGACGCGAATTGCAGGAGGGCACCCATCATTTTATGGGTATTTTTCGTGGGTTAGTTGATGAAGTGTTAAAAGAAATCAGCAAAGCGGGGAAGAAAAAAATATCTAAAAAAATTCCCATTTTAAAAGATGAAGGATATCCTCATAAACAAGCAATTGCAATTGCTCATTCTATGGAAAAAAAGAAAAAACTAGAAGAAGATGACTTGGAAGAAACTTCGATGAGCGGCGGTTCAATGGCGTTTGCTGCTGGTGTTCCTAAGCGCAGAAAAAGAAATTTAAAAGAAGACGAAGTTAACGAAGTGATAAACTATTTATTACAGAAACTTGGGGTGTAACATATGATTGATCGCGACGAATTATTAGCTGAAATGAAGGAAGAACAACGGTTACGTAAAACTTTACGTAATCTTTTAGAATTATATTTTAAAGAAAAAGAAGATAAAACCCTTCTAGAAGAAAATCGATTTCGCAAAATTATTCGTTCTTTGATTAAAGAGGCCACTTCTGCAGACGTCCCTAATGAACAACCGCAGCGCTCTACTGGTATAAATGTTTTAGAGGGTTTGTTAAAAAATATTATTGCAATTATAGAAGAAGACTATAAAGCTTTAACAACTTCTTCGGAGCAAAGAGAATCATTTCGCTCTCACATTCTTAATGGTGTTGAAAATTCTTTAAGACCCGCTGAAGTAGCGGTTACGGCCGGGGATGATGAACCTGAAGCTGATATACCACTAGAAGAGCCTGAAACTGATATAGCACTTGAAGAAGCTGAAGAAGATATAGAAATGAGCATCGATATTGATAAAGAAAAAGATAAATTTATTCCAGTACGCGATCGTGATATGGAACCGGATCCTGAAGAGGCAGAAGAACCAGATACTTTCCAGCCAATTGGCGGTATGAATGTAACAGGACGTAACTTTGCTTCAATTACTTTTAATAAAATTGAGAATCAAATATTAGATGCTTATGAAAGCTTAGGAGATAAAGAAGACAGGGTGCTTTTTGAAGACTATTTGTTAACTAATCTTAAGCTATACTTTGATAGGTTTGAAGAAGAATTGCAGCCAACACTGCCAGAACCAGAATCACCTGATTACGATCAGGTTAAAGTATAAAGACACTTATAATAATATTATATCACATTTTTCTCGAATATTTAAACTTGATAACATGACTTGGACTAATAAAAAGAAAAGCTTGACATCTGTCGAAAATTATAGTATAATCAAAAAACTTGATAAAGAAGCTAAAATCAATAAAGCTTTTCTTAATACTATTAACAATATTTCTTTAGAAGACTTAATAGCTATTAAACTAGAATTATCAACAAGATATTTATGTGGGAAATTCTATGGCATGCCATTATGGAAAATAACTAGGCATACAGTCGTCGATGCACTACTTAAAACTGGGCTTAGTATAGCTAAAACTAAGAAAGAAGCAGCTAGGTTCTTAGGAATAGATTATATGGACTTTAATAAATATATTAAAAAATATAATACTATTTCATATTTTGAAAATGGGGGCGAAACGGTTTCGACAAAGAAAGAATAAAATATACGTGCAAGACTGTGTGAGTAACACAGTAAAAATGCTCAATTTTTTATAAACGCCAACGATAACGTTGAGTTTGATTACGCACTAGCTGCGTAATCTGGAGTTCCTAGCGCTTCATTAAAGAAGCTAGGCAAGTTTTCTTGTTTTTCGGGATACAAAACAAGTGGTACGCGTATGCAGGGTTTGAGTTTGTCAGAGTTCAAATAACTGACTAATCTTGTGAATGACGTTGTTTTTGATAGTCTTTGGACCCGGGTTCGACTCCCGGCGCCTCCACCTAACATTAATAAAAATTCTAACTAATTAAGTTAAAGGAGAAAGTTGTAATCATGAGTAAAAAAAAGAAAAATTGGGAGCTGCCAGAAGTCCCACCAAATGATTTTGATTTTGTGGAAGCGTACGACGATGAACCATCTATAGACGAAAAGATGCTAGCTGAAAACACAGCGCCTAGTGCTATTAATTGTGCTTTTATCGGTGTTGGCGGCGGCGGAGGAAAAATAGCCAAAGCTTTTCTGGATTTAGGATTCAATAAAACTTTTCTTGTTAACACTACTGAAAAGGATCAACCAAATGGCGTAGAGACAGAGAATTTCCTTCTATTACCGGGCGCTGACGGCGTAGGGAAAGACATTAAGCTAGGAAAGCAAATTTTACAGGACAATAGCGCTCTAGTAGAAGATGCCTTAAGGACACGTATTGGCAAAGTAGAATGGATATTCGTTTGCGCTAGCGCTGGCGGCGGCACTGGCAGTGCAAGCTATATTTTACACAAAGCAATGACTAGATATTTAGCTTCTATTGAAGCGACTGGAAAAGTAGTGTATATTGTTAGCAAACCAACTGCGCAAGAGCTATTAAACCCAACTATTAAATCTAACTGTGAGTCCTTTTTGAAAGATATTGGTAAGCATACACATATTGTCATTGACAATGAAAAACAGCTGCAGCTGCTACGAGGCAAGGTAGGCATGTTAAACATGTTTCCTGCAGCCAATAAGAATTTTGCAAAACTGTTAGCGCAAGTGTTTAAATTAGCCGACGAAGCCTCTCCAATTCAGGCTTTTGACTCTAAAGATTTAGAGCGCTGTTTACAAACCAATGGCCGCATTCTTTTGGGCAGTACTGTCATTAGAGAGCCGACGCGACAAGATTTAGGTGCCGCTGTTTTGCAAGGATGTTTAAAATCATCGCCTTGCCCTGCGCCACCAAGTAAATCAAAAACAGGGGCGTTGCTAGTTATAACTACTCCAGAAATGGCTGACGATCCAACAATAAGCAATCGCCTAGAAGCTGCTTTTTCATACGTCGGCGGTAGATCTGATACATTATTTTCTGGCGTTTATGTACGAGAAAAGTTGCCAGGATTGATTGCGCTAACTTTATTGGGTGGTATTAGCTAAAAACAATTGTTTTCTACAACAATAATCAGAGGAGATAACGATGGAAGTACAACAAACTAAAACATGGAAGACCGATGCTCAATATGCTTCATACGATGAGGCTTTAGAACACCGCGATAAAATCTTACAAGAGCATGCTTTGGTAAAAATAAGAAAAGCTTCTGTTAAAGGTCGTGATATTTTTAGAGTTAAATACTGGGATCCCGAAAAAGCTCCAAAACGTAAAAAATCAAAAAAGCACCGTTCAAATGCAACAAATAATTAAAGAAGCTAGCTATGTTTGCGAACCTCCGTCACTTAAAATTGTAACCAAGTATAAACTATATAATGAGTCTGGATTTAGGGGCACCGGTGTCAAAGTATCATTTTATGAACACCGCGCTCTGGTGTTTCATAAAGATATTTTGACTAAACGAAGCTTTTTCGAAAGAGAAGAATATGACAAGCTACTTAAGCAAGTACTAAACACTATTTTTAATATGGACAGAAATGATTTTCAGAAACATTCTCTTAAAAATGAGATTAAAGGACTGTTCTTTTATGATAATTTAACTTGTGTAAAAGCTAAATCAGGTAAAATTATATTTAAACGTTAGTTAAGCATATAATTCGAATTATTTTCATATATATATCGGCTATTTAAGTTGGTTTTTCTTTCATGTTCAATGATAGCTTTCCTAATAAAAGCTTTTAGATCTCCATAATTAGCTGATACAATAATTGACATCATATCGCGATAAACAGAATGCAATAATCCAATTAACTCACCGTCAGAATTTAATATCATTGATCCGGATGACCCAGGCGCAGCATCAAAGGTATAAAAGCTTCTATAGCCTTTTCTTCCTATATACCTTCCTTCAAAAATTGGCACAACATCCTTATAATGTACACCATATGGCGATGCTATATTGAATACCTTGTCACCTTCATCCGGTGCATTAGGGGCAACTTTAACCTCCTCAACGCCAGCCATTAGATCTTTGACAAACATCATACATATATCCATTTCTCTATTAGAGTCGAGGACTTCCGCCGAAAATACTCTGCCATCCAGAGTTTCCGCTTGCAACATTGTTGATGTTTCTACGCCTTCTAAAAGCCCAGCAGCGCCGCCATTGCATACATGTGCGGCAGTCATAACATATGAGCCGTTATATGCAATTTTTACGATGAATCCGGATCCGACTGAAACGCTCCTTCCCTCTACGCATTGGTTATTTTCGCAACTTTTTAATAATATTGTTTTCTTTATAAACATATATCCTTTTCTTGGTAGTATTTCACTTGCTGAAAGATGATGACTATTAAGGCTGCATGATACACATGATACCATTAATAATAGGGCTATGATTACCCTAGACATGTTTTTTCCCTCCTTTTGCTTGGCCAATTGATATTGGCCTATATAATAAGTAATAAATCGTACGGCTAATTGCATCTTTCAACGAAAATTAAATAAATTACTATTTATTAGTGAGTCAACAAATGGATTGTAAACATGGCTAAAAAAACTTATGTTATTGATACTAGTGTGTGTCTGACAGATTCATCATGCTTAACATCTTTCGAAAATAACGACGTCGTACTTCCATTGAAAGTTCTAGAAGAAATTGATAATCACAAGAAACGACAAGATAGCGTCGGCGTTAACGCAAGAAGTGTAATAAGAAAACTAGATGCTTTAAGAGAAAAGGGAAGCTTATATAAAGGAATTCGAATAGATAAAGGCAAAGGAATCATATACGTAAAGCTTTGTGTAAAAGACGGGCTCCCCGAAGATTTAGATTTAAGTATACCAGATAACGAAATCATAGGCGTCGCCTTGAATCAACAGAATTCATCGCCCGGGAAAAAAGTAATTGTTGTGACCCGCGACATCAACATGCGCGTTAAATGCGACGCGCTAGGTTTAATAACAGAAGATTATCAGTCTAATCAAGTGGTATCGGACACTAGTCATATATATACTGGCTTTGTTGAACATTTAATAGACGAACCAATAATCGATCGATTTTACAACGGTGACGAGGTATTTATCGAAGAAGAAGATCTCAAGTTACATCCAAATCAATTTATCATGCTAGTTTCAAATCAAAATGAGAAAAAGTCCGGCCTAGCAATGTTTAAAAATTATAACAAACCTTTGATTCGAATCAACGGAAAACATAAAAAGGGTCTTTGGGGTGTAAAACCTAGAAACAAAGAGCAAATGTTTGCTCTAGAACTCTTAAAAGATAAAAGCATTGATGTAGTTACTTTAGTTGGCAAAGCAGGCTGCGGAAAAACTCTTTTAGCTATAGCATCCGGATTGCAACAGATTATTGAAACAGAGGAATACAATAAATTGGTTATTTCTCGGCCAATTCAGCCCATGGGCCGCGACATTGGCTTTCTTCCGGGAACAATAGAAGAGAAAATGGCGCCATGGGTCGCCCCGATTCAAGATAATTTACAATTCTTGATGGGCAATGATAAGGCTACTTTGGAAATGTATATGGAAAACGGTATAATTGAAGTAGAAGCTTTAACTTATATCCGCGGCCGTTCCATATCCAATGCATTCATTATTATTGACGAAGCTCAAAACCTTACCGCTCATGAGCTTAAAACTATTCTGACACGTGTTGGAGAAAACACAAAAATAGTTTTAACGGGAGATATTGAGCAAATTGACAATGTGTACATTGACGAAACATCAAATGGTTTAACTCACGCAGTTGAAAAGTTTAAACAGTTTGATGTGGCCGGTCATGTCACATTAATTAAAGGCGAGCGTTCTAAAGTTGCAACAATTGCGTCTAAAGTCCTTTAAATTTAAATATTTAAATTTTATACTATAATCTAAAAGAGGTAATCTAATTATGAAACATGAAGAAAATCCAGAATTACTAATACCTGTCATTAAAGATAGCGTTATAAAAAGTATGCTAGTAGAGCACACCGGCGAGAAATTTCAGCCGGATAACGGTGAAGTAACCATTGAAATGGTGATTGAAGCCATGGCCGAAGAGTTTCCAGAAATCCTCCTTGCAATTGCAGAAGAAAACTTTATTAGAGGATATCAACAGGGCCTAAATGATAATAATCTAGAAAATAAATCAAAAAAATAATAAAATGAAAGAATATATAAGTGCTAGCGCTAATAAAAGTAACAAACTATATAAAACAATGAATATCCACGGAAAGCCAGTACAGGCTTTAAAGCCTTTTGAAAATAAAATTGATTTCAACTATGTTGTGGATAAAATTGAAAGCTTGGTTCCTGCTCAACTGATGCAAAATATTGATGCGTTTTATGTAGGATACTTTAAAGATTTTTTTAAAGACGATCGCGAATTCAACGCGATGTTTAAAGACGGCGCCGTTTATATATCTCCGGATCAGGACAACGAAGAAGATCTTTTAGATGATATCGTTCACGAAATAGCGCATTCTTTGGAAGAAAAATATAATAGATATATTTATGGCGATCGAAAATTAGAAATAGAATTTATAGGAAAAAGAAGAACGTTATACTTTTTTGTTGACAAACCAACTTTAAATATGTTATACTATAATAATCCAGAGTATGATGCCAAGTTTGATGATTATTTATACAAAGGTATTGGATATGACAAACTGAGATTAATAACTCCGGAGCTATTTTATTCTCCATACGCCATTACTTCTCTTAGAGAATATTGGGCAAACGGTTTTGAAAATTATTTGTTGGGAGATCGCAACATGCTTAAAGATATTAGCCCGGTGTTGTATAATAAAATTGAAAATTTATTTGAGGAAACACAAAGATATGAAAGTTGAATTTAAAAAGAAGGGTAACAAACTATTTCTAAATATGATAGTTATTCCCAAAACAGTTCGAGAGCCTAGACGTCGATACACTACAGAAGATATCGAATTGTGGCTCGCGAGCAATAAAAAAAATATTGTTTTAGATAACTACAGATTGATTGCTAAACCACACTTTGTACACGACGGAATGGGAGAGTCATATTTATCCGGAGAATGGATATATGAATTAATTGAACAAGAAGCACCAACAGAAACTCCGCCGGTAATTATAACAACGAAGACAACGAAAACAAAAACAAAGCGTGCGCCTAGGCAAACAAAAGCTATTTTGGAGGCGCATACATCTAGTCCATCAAAAAGCCCATCCGGAAAGTCTGCAAGTAAAAAAGCATCCAAAGCAAAAAAAGTTCAGAGGGTTTAATGTCACATATATCATTTTCAGAATTAAAAGAGTGGAAAAACTGTCCATGGAAACACAAATTAAACTATCTAGAAAAAATCAAGCAATTCAAAGGTAATGAATATACAGCTTTTGGCAGTGCTTTGCATAGCGTATGTGAAACAACAGTCTTAAACAATGATAAAGATGGTTTTGATTGGACCACTTATGATAAAAATAAACACTTTGAAACAGAGTTTTTGAACAATCTTAAAGAACTAAAAGAAAAAAGCCCTGATATCGTTCTTAGACCGGAATTGATTGAGCCAATGCGCGCACAAGGTAAACACATAACCGAATTTATTCTTCCAGCTTTAAAGAAAGATTTTGGCAATTTTAAGCTTGTAGCAGCAGAAGAAAGTTTGTATGAATTAATCAACTCAGAAGTAGACAAGAAGTTCAAAGGATTCATAGACTTGGTGATTTACACTCCAAAGGATGAGAAATATCACATTATCGATTGGAAAACCTGCGGCTGGGGCTGGGATACTCGCACGAAGACTGACAAGATGACAACTTATCAATTGACTCTTTATAAACACTATTGGTGTAAAAAGCATGATAAAGAATACAAAGATGTATATACCCATTTTGCACTCCTCAAGCGTACAGCAAAGAAGAATATAGTAGAAATATTTAAAGTTTCCAATGGTACTAAAAAAATTGAGAATGCTCTTAAATTACTCAACAAAGCAATGTATAATATTGAAAAAAAGAATTATATTAAAAATCGATTAGCATGCCATGGCAGATATGGAGTATGTGAGTATTATAAAAGCAGCCATTGCGCTTAATTTCAAACGAGGAGAATAATATGACAGACAAAAAAATTAAAATACTGACTTTAAGCGATATGCCGTTAAGTCCTAGTGGAGTGGCTACTCAAACTAAATATGTGATTGAAGCACTTTTAAAGAGTGGAAAGTTTCAAGTTAGATCTTTCGGTGGAGCTATGAAACATCCAAATTACAATCCAATTAAGACTGAAGAGTGGGGTGACGACTGGTTAATCTGGCCTGTCGATGGATATGGCAGCCAAGAGCAACTTCGTTCTATCGTTCGCGAAGAAAAGCCAGACATTCTTTGGTTTATGACAGATCCTCGTTTTTGGGGATGGTTATGGGAAATGGAAAATGAAATTCGGCCTCTTATGCCAATGGTTTATTATCACGTATGGGATAACTATCCTTATCCTACTTTTAATAAAAGGTTTTATGAAAGCAATGATTTCGTCGCGACCATTTCAAAGGTAACAGATGACATAGTTAAAACAGTGGCACCAACTGTTAAATCTCAATATATTCCCCATGCTGTAGATTCAGACGTTTTCAACATCATCGATGATAAAGAACAGATCGAGACCATAAAGAAAAATCTCCTGAAAGAACATTATGATGCTAATAAATTTATTTTCTTTTGGAATAATAGAAATGCTAGAAGAAAGCTAAGCGGATCTGTTATATTTTGGTTTAAAGAGCTATTAGAAAGAATAGGCCATGACAAAGCAAATTTAATCATGCACACAGCAACGAACGACCCACACGGACAAGATTTGCAAGCAATTATCAGCGAAATTGGATTAACTAACGGAGAAGTTCTTTTTAGTCAACAAAAGGTAGAAGCTAATAAATTAGCTCTGTTGTATAATGTAGCAGATTGTACTATTAACTTATCCGACGCTGAAGGCTTTGGTTTGGCTACTTTGGAATCGCTTTCTTGTGGGACACCAATTATAATTAATAAAACCGGCGGACTTCAGGAACAAATCGGCCCTGTAGATAACGAATTTGGAATTGGTCTGGAACCAGTATCTAAAGCAATTATAGGTTCACAAGAAATTCCATGGATTTATGAAGATCGAGTTAGCGGCAAAGAAGCTGTAGACGCAATGGAAAAAATGGTTCTCATGAGCAAGAAAGAAAGAGATAAACTCGGCAAAGCTGGCAGAGAACATGTTTTAAAGAATTACAATTTTGCAAATTTTAATAAAACATGGGTTGACACTCTCGTCAATCTTCATGAAGAAGAAGGTTCTTGGGAAACTAGAAATTATAACAATTCGTGGAATTTGGAGGAAATAACATTATGAAAATTTTGATTAGAGGCCCAGTTTTAACTAGATCTGGCTATGGCGAACACTGCCGATTTGTAATGAGGGCGCTAAGAAAATTAGAAAATGTAGATTTGCATCTTCTCCCAGTGCCATGGGGCGCCACAAATTGGATTTGGGAAGAAGATGAGGAACGAGCTTGGTTTGACGAAATTATTAAGAAAACAGCTTTATATCATCAATCCACGAACAATCAACCGCAATACGATATGAGCATTCAAGTTACTATTCCGAATGAATGGGCAAAAATGGCAGCCATCAACGTAGGTGTAACAGCTGGAATTGAAACTACCAAAGTACCTGCTATATGGTTGAACAAATGTAACGAAATGGATAGAATAATCACCATTTCTGATCATTCGAAGCATAGCTTTTTAGAAAGCACCTATGAAGGCACAGATCAGAATACCGGACAAAAAGCACAACTAAACTGCAACAAAGATATCGACGTTGTGCATTATCCGGTTAAACAGTTTGAAGAAGTTGATTTAAATCTAGAATTTTCTTCAAAATTTAATTTTCTCACTGTTGCACAATGGGGCCACCGAAAA